GGGTGCTACGGTTCTCTTGTAAGCAACCGCGAGAGAGGAACCCGAGATGAGCGTCAAGTGCCAGTTCACCACCGGTCACTGCGAGGCCGCCGCCGAGTACGTGTGGCAGGGCCGGACCCTCTGCCCGCAGCACTTCCCGCACCGTGGCGACACGGCGGCTGCGAGCAGCGCCCGTGCGGTCTTCGAGCACAGGCACGGTGCGCCGCGCGCCACGGTCGGCGAGCACCTGACCGCCGCCGTGAAGGACTACGTGCTGGCCACCGGCACCGCTGCGTGGGACCCCCGCCACTACGCCGTGGTGGCCCGGGGCACACGGGCGCTGACGGTGCTGTTCGAGGCGGCCGGGGCCCGCGGCCCGGTGGTCGCCGAGGCGGTCGTCAGGGGCTACTTCAAGCTCTCGGCCAACGAGCCGCACCGGCTGCCCGCCCTGGTCGACAGCATCGTGATGCTGCGGCTGGACGACGTCGCCCGCGCGCTGCTGGCCTACGACCGCGACCACGCCTGACCGTCCGCCCGGGGGTTGCAACCGCAGTCCCCGGGCGGTAGGCTGATACCAGCAACCAACCGAGAGGAACACACCGTGAGCAACGACAAGCCGGGCACCGACTGGGCGGCCAAGCAGGCGGCCGCCGGTAGCCAGGCACAGCCCGCGGCCGACCGGCCGCAGCAGGTCGACTACACCTCGGTGCAGCCGGTCAGCGAGAGCGACGTCACGTACGGCCGCCCGGCCGGTGCGGTGGACGAGAGCTGATGGGCGACACCGCCTGCAAGTGCGGGGCCACCACGTTCCAGGGTCACCTGGACCGGGGTGGCCCCGGCCACCTGTACACCGGGTTCTACTGGGCACCGACCGACGACGGCGCCGTCCGCCGGACCGAGCCGAAGGAAGAGAGCGAGGACGAGACGTGAGCGTCGAACCGATCGACTGGGAAGCCATCGAGCGGGCCGAGGCACCAGCAGCCCCGGCCGCGGTCGAGTACAAGTGCCGCTGGACGGACGGGCTGCACTCGTCCAGCTGGACCGAGCACGACTTCGTGGGCGGCATGTGCTCGCGCTGCCTGACCTTCGAGCCCGAGGCGGCGGCCGCACCGGCCGGGCCGCACGAGCACAACGGGCCCCGCAGCACGAAGGTGCTGCAGGGCACCTTCCGGGTCATCTACCACGGCGACTACGTCACGGCGGACGAAGCGGCCGGGCACCTGATGAACGCTCTGGACGCCGGGCTGGATGACCGGGATGACCTGCGGTCCTGGGACTTCAAGGTCGAAATGTCGGCCGAGCTGTTCGGCGACCCCGAGGGCTACGACCGCTGACACTATGGGCGGGGGTTGCACATGCGGCCCCCGCCCTGTAGTCTGCTCATGTAAGCAACCGCGAGAGAGGAACACACACACCATGGCCACCACCGCCCCGGTCCGGATCATCCAGTTCAACCAGCTCGCCTTCGGCGACCGCTTCCGTTTCGTCGGCGACCTGGAAGGGACGAGCTACGGCCCGGTCACCAGCACACAGAACTACACCGACGGGTCGTTCAGCGTGGTCGCCGACGGCGCCCCCGAGAGCACCCGCAGCGGCTGGATGAAGGTAGCCCTGCTGCACCGGGCGCCGAACTGCGAGTGCGGCGGCCACGTCGACCACTGCGAGAACGAGTGCCCGTGGCCCGCCGAGCTGGAAGAGCTGTGGGCCAGCCTCTACAAGCGCTGACGAACCGTGAAGGGGCCCCTGCCGCAGCAGGGGCCCCTTCGTCATGTCCGGCCAGGTCAGGGGCTGCGCATGCCCTTGCGCACGGGGTGCGCCAGCATGGCACGGGAAGGGCCCGCCAGCGGCTTGCTGGCGGGCCCTTGGCGCAGCGGGTGCGCGGTGCGGTGCGCAGTCTGCTATGCCCCCTTCAGGGCCTTCCTCAGCGTCGACTCGGGGACGCCCAGGGCGGCGGCCACGGCCCGCTGGGACGAGTCGGGATTGGCAGCGAGGTACCGCTTCGCCCGGGTGTCCAGAGACTCTTCACTGCCACCCGTCCAGACGCTGACCGGCAGCCGCCGGACGGCCGCGTCGTCCATGGTCCACGTCCTGATGAGCGCCGAGCCGTAGCCCTTCCAGTAGCCGTGGCCGCGCATCGCCCGGTCATCGCTGATCTTGTTGGGCTCGTAGTGTGCGCAGTCGTCCAGCGCGGTACGGGCTTCCTGCTCGGTCGCCACGCGCAGCGAGAACCGGTTCAGGAAGTTGCCCGCCATCATCGAGTCGATGCCGGGCGCCGTGCCGCTCATGGTCGGCTTCTGCGTGGCCAGCCACAGCACCACGCCGCGCGAGCGGCCGAGGCTGCTCAGCTCGCGGTAGCGCTGCAGCCGCCCCTTGTCCGCGCTGATCACGGACAGTACGACCTGGTTCTCATCCACGAACACGGTGAGCTGCGGGCCGTCCCACACCGAGATGCCGCGGACGGACATGATCTGCTTGCGCTCGTTCATCTCGGCGTGCGCCGCGTCGATGGCCTGCTCGATCTCTTCGGCTTCAACAGCCACCCGGCACGCGCTGCGCCACACGTTGGCTTCCTCGCCCTTGCCGTCGATCATGATCAGGTCGCCGTTCAGGTGCGCGTGGGCCAGCATCGGCCGGGTGGACCAGGACTTGCCCGTGCCCGAGGCGCCGCAGACGAGAAGCCGCTCATCGAACTGGACGTGCACCGGCTCACCGGTCTCAGTGTTGACGCCGATACTCATGAGGCCGCCCCGGTCGTCCGGCATGACCGACACGTCCCACGGCATGGGGTCGCGGTTGACCTTCGTGTTGTCAAGGAACTTGACTTCCAGCTCGTTGCTGAGGCGGCCGTCCGTGACGACGAACCGGCCGTCGGCGCGCAACGCGCTGCAGACCTTGTCCCACGCGGCGTGTGCCACGTTGCGCGACAGCGCGACGGGCAGGCCGACCGTTGCGACCCAGCCGGTGCGGGTGTAGCGCACGTTGCAGCTGTACAGCTCAACCTGGAAGACGTCCCACACCGCGCGTCGCAGCGCAGTATCTTCCGGCGTCGCACCCTGCAGCTCGGGCGCAGCAGCGGCCAGGGCGTCGCGCTGCATCTGCTGCAGCTTCATGAGGCCGAGGCTGTCGCGGATGGCCGAGGCAGACTTGACCGCGTCGCCCTTGGCCATCTCGGTCCGGACCTTTGCCTCGGTCAGAGCGACCTTGGCCTTCGACTCGGCGTGCTTCCGGTTCCAGACGAGCTTGAACCCGAGCGTCGCACCGGCCGAGGCCAGCCACGCCATCACCTCGGTCCAGCCGCCACCGGCCGCCGCCGCGGACCAGGCCGCGCCGCCCACCACACCGGCGAGCATGACGGCCAGCCCCTGGCTGCGCCACTTGTTGTTGAGGCCCAGGACACCGAGGCCCATGGAAGCGGCGGACACCAGACCCCCGGTGACGGCCGGGCCGGTGGCGCCCCACTCGTGCGCAGCGATGTTGGCGCAGCCGGACACCAGGGTCGGGACGGCCACCGTCCAGTAGACGGTCTTGGCCGAGTGGTGCTTGGCCCACCACGGCAGCTTCTCGCGCTCGGGTTCGTGAATGGCCGACTGGACGCGCTGCGTCTGTTCGACCAGCCGGATCATGGCGTTCACGTCCAGCTCGGGCAGCGGGGTGGCGGGGGCCACCGGCCGGGGCTGCCGGGCGAGGTCGTGAGCGTCTGCGAATTCTGACCAGTCGGGATCGTTCCTCTTACTCGGGTACGGCTCGAATGCCATGGCTTCCGCCTCGGGTAGCGGTTCCTGTGGTTGCCATTCAACTGTACCCCATACCATGGTGTGGTTGCACCACGCCAGCGGGTCTGATCATGACATGCATCACGGTAGAGTGGCTCTTGCCTTCCGCTGTTCCGGCACCGCCCCCGTCCACCGTCCCGGCCGGGGGCGGTGCCGCGCCGTCCGCCGGTGGTACCCTGGGCCTGTCCGCCCCGGTCCCGGTGGTGCCTGTCGGGTGGTTGCGTGGCTGAGCCCCCGCGAGACCTGACTCTCGCGGGGGCTCAGCTGCATCCGGCCGGATACCCTGGTGGTCGACGGAAGGGGGCCCCCGTGGCCGACAACATCGCCGATGACCTGGTGGCCCAGGTGAACCTGGACCGGGCCATCCGCATGCGGCGCGACGGTGCGCACTGGCCCGAGGTCGCAGGTGCCTGTGGGTTCGACAGCCCGGCCGCCGCCTTGCGGGCCGTGGGCAACGCCATGGCGGCGGCCACCATGCGGGCCGAGATGACTGCGGACCAGTACCGCGAGTCGGTCAAGATGATCACCGAGGAAGCCCCCGCGGTCTACGACCAGGACGGCAACGAGCTGAACGCGGACGACCGAGCCGTCCGGCTGCGCGCCGTGGACGAAGCCCGCCGCCTGGTCGAGTCGATCAACAAGCTGAACGGCGTCGGGGCGCCGAAGGAAGACGACACCGACGCCAGCGGCGGCATCCGGATCATCTTTGAGGACCGGCCGCGTGCGTGACTTCGTCGTCCGGGGCGCAGCCGCGGACCTCATGCGCGACCAGGGCAAGGAAGCGCTGATCGTCGGCGCGGCCGGTACCGGGAAGACAGTTGCAGCACTGATGAAGCTGCACGCGGACGCCAGCCGGGTGCGCGGTCTGCAGGCACTGATCGTGCGGCAGACGCACGCTTCGCTGACCGCGTCCACCCTGGTTGCCTTCGAGCAGTTCGTAGCCAAGGAAGAGCTCGCGTCCGGGAAGGTCAAGTGGTTCGGCGGCTCGGCCAGCAAGCCCGCGGGCTACCGCTACGCCAACGGCAGCATGATCATGCCGGGCGGGATGGACAACCCCGGCAAAGTTCTGTCCATGTCGCTGGACCGGGTGCTGATCGATGAGGCCAACCAGGTCTCGGTGGTCGCATACGAGACGCTGCTCACCCGTCTGCGCGGCTCGGCTGACACCTACCGCCAGATCGTCTCGGCGTGCAACCCGGACCATCCGAAGCACTGGCTGAAGGAACGGGCCGACTCGCCGGACAACCCGCTGCGGCTCTACACGTCGAAGCATGAGGACAACCCGTATCTCTGCAACAGCGACGGGACGTGGACCGAGTCCGGGCTTGACTATCTCGGGTTCCTGTCCGGGCTGACCGGCGTCCGCAAGATGCGCTACCGCGACGGCCTGTGGGTCGCCGCGGAAGGCATGGTCTACGACACGTGGCGCGACGACGTCAACGTCCTGTCGCGCAGCGAGATGCCGAACCCGGACGACTGCAGGATCATCTGGTCGATCGACTGGGGGTACTCGAACCCCGCCGTATGGCAGGAATGGCTGGTCGACGGCGACGGCCGCATGTACCTCAACCGCGAACTGCACCAGACACAGCAGCTGGTAGAGGACTTCGCCAAGCGGATCAAAGAGCTGACGGGCTACCGGCCGGACGCCATTGTGGCGGACCACGATGCCGAGGACCGGGCCACCTTCACGCGGCATATCGGCATGCCCACCGTGGCCGCTAAGAAGGACGTGTCCCGCGGGGTGCAGATCGTCGCGGCCCGCATGCGCGCGGCGGGCGACGGGCGGCCCCGGCTATTCGTCTGCCGGGACGCCCTCATGGGGCGGGACCTGGTGGCCGACGCGCAGAAGCGGCCGCGCGGCTTCCTGGGCGAGGTGACCGGCTACGTCTGGGCGATGGAACGCGGGGCCGACGGCATCCCGCGCGAGCACCCCGCGAAGGTCCACGATCACTCGATGGACGCGGCCCGCTATGCGGCCATGTACCTGGATGCCGACCTGCCCGCCCGCACCCACAGCCCCGCGGCGCAGCGGCAGACGGTGCCCAGCACGTCGTCCCGGTGGGGGCGGCCGGTCGGCCGGTGAAGCGGTAAGCTGGCCGGGCAACCAGCAGCCTGAAAGGTGAGCCATGGAAAAGGTGTTCGAGATCCGGACCGAACCGCACGTCGCGGTGGTCGGCCCGCACCGGTTCGAGTTCGAGCCCGAGGCGGTCGGGGGTGAGTTCCTTGCCGCATACACGAAGCTGCAGGATCTGCAGATCCGGCTGACCGGGAAGAAGGGCACGAGCAGCAAGCCGGGCAAGGCTGCGGAAGAGATCAACGTCGAGACGCTGGCCGAGCTGGAAAGCTC